ATGTTAGCTAAGAATATAGCTAGAATAGCTAAAGAAAAAAACATAACTATGTATAGAATTGCTAAAGATAGCAATTTATCAATGTCTTATGTATGGGAAATATGTAAGGGAAAAAGGAAAAATCCAAGTATAACTGTTATTAGTAAAATAGCAAAAGTCTTAAACACTACAGTAGATGAACTTATAAATTAAAGGAGGTAAGTTAAATAAATAAGTTTTTAAATTAGGAGGAAGAGATATGAAAGTTTATTCAGTTGAAGAAACAACAAAGATTTTAAAAACTAATAAAAATACTGTTTATGCTTTAATTAATAAAAAAATGTTAGTAGCGTTAAAACTTAAGTCACTTAAGGTACCAGAATATGCTATTGAAGAATTTTTCAGAAAGTATCAGTTTATGGATTTAAGCAATTTAGAAGATATAAAAGATATGTAAGGAGGTATTTATTGTATGTTAACTCAAAAAGGAAAGATTATATTAGGAATAATAGCTATAATTACAACTTTATATCTAAGTATAGAGTTTATGATTAAAAGCTTAGATGAAAAAGAACCTAAAAAAAGCTTTAAATATTTAATATTAAGTACATGCAATATGTTAGCTTTAATATTTGCAACAAATGTAATTTAAGGAGGAATTTATTTTGGCTAAAAAAATAATAAAAGAGCTTCAAGATTTAAAGAAGAACTTCAAAAATTTGATTCTATAGAAGTTAAAGAAAAAGATATAGAAATATTAGAAAATGCGATAGAAGAGTTGGAATTATATAAATGGGCATTCTTAGGGTTAAAGTATGCTTATTTAGATTCAATTGATTATGAGGTTGAGAATGAAGCATTTAAACAACGAAAAGATTATTTACACAATATATTATCTTTTGATATTTAGTATGGTAGTTTTTTTACTTTACTTAATAAAAAAATTAGTTAGGAGAAAATAAATGATAAAAGCAGAAAATCATATTAAATTAGCTTATATAGCTACAAATGAAGTTTATAAAAAGAATAGCTCAATGAATTTTGATGAAGTCTTATCAGCTGCAATGTTAGGACTAGTTAAAGCTGCAAATAGATTTGATGAAAAGAAAGGTTTTAAATTTTCAACTTATGCAATGAGTACAATGAGAGGACAGATTAAAAATGATTATTATCATGATAAAAATAGATTTATTAGAAAAAGAAATGGCAATACAGAGATATACGAAAAAGTAAGTATTTCTTCTCTTAATGATACTTTACCTTTGAATTTAGAAAAAGATGTTGAATTAATAGATACTCTTCCTTCTAATTTTGAAATAGATAATGAAATAGTAAAGTTAGATTTAAAAAATGCTATAAGCAAGCTTCCAGATTTACAGAAGCAAGTAATTAAGATAATTTTTTTTCAAGGTAAAACACAAAATGAAGCAGCTAAATTATTAGGAACTAATCAAGTAGAAATTTCAAGAATTAAGAATAGGGCAATAGATTCTCTAAGAAAAATTCTTGTTTGCTAGGAAGTTAATTATGTTAAAAATAAGTATTAATTTAAACGTTTTAAAACATAAAAAAATAAAAAGAGAGTACCAAGACACCGACCAAAGTAGTCGAGGTACTCAAAGAGTAAAGCAATATCATTTTAACATTTTAAAGTGTAAATAGAAAGAGGGTGTATTCAAAATGAAGTATACCGTACACGGATTACAACAAGAAAAGTTAATAGAAATGGGCTTGGATAATGATGATGCCCTTATATTATCAGTAATAAAAGAAATGTATTCAAGCAAGAAAATGGAATATCAAATCATGGATGGAGAAAGATTTATTTGGATAGATCAAGGACATTTGCTAGAGCAGATTCCTATTATAGGAGCTCAAAGAAGTTTAAAGAGAAGATTAAAGAAGCTTGATGAAATGAAAATTATTGAGAGAAGAGTTGTATTTGAGAAGGATGGAGTTAAAGGGAAGTTTTCATATATAAACATTACATCTAAATTAGATTATTTAAGCGAATATATACCTTGGGACAAAATGTCCCAAGGGTTAGGACAAAGTGTCCCAAGGGTTGGGACAAAATGTCCCAACAAAGATACTCCCATAAATGATTCTATTAATAATATATCTAAAGATATATTATGTAGCACTCATGTGCAACGAGTTATAGAGGAATGGAACTCTATAGGATTACAAAAGATTATATCTATAAATGCAGGTACTAATAGATATAAATCTTTAAAAGCGAGAATCAATGAATATGGAATAGAGAATGTTATAAAAGCTATTAAAAATATAAATGAGAGTAGCTTTCTTAAAGGACAAAATAATAGGAATTGGATAGTAAATTTTGATTGGTTAGTAAAACCTAATAACTTTATTAAAGTTTTAGAAGGAAACTATAAAGATGAAAATGGAGGGAAAAACAATGGAAGCTTTAGACAGGATTTTAGCAAAGGTCAAGGAGCAAAGCCAAAGTATGACTATGACAAAATCAATGGAATCTAAGTATAAATGTCCAAGGTGTAAAGATACAGGAATCATTTTGGAATATAGAGAAGGCTTACAACCTTTAGGAAAGCAATGTCCATGTAGCTTATCGAATAATATAGAGAGAGCTTGGAGAGAGTTCGGAGTAGAACCAAGTAAAGTAAAAAAAGTAAATGAGTTTATACCATTCGATAAAGTAACTGAAAATGCTAAAAATAAAGTAATTGATTATATATTTAACTTTAATAAAACTAAGGAGCATGGATGGTTTATCTTCATGGGACAACCAGGGGCTGGGAAAAGTCATTTAGCAATAGCTCTTGGAGCTGCACTATTTAAAGATAAAAAAAGACACGTTATTTATATGCCATACACAGAGGCAATCATGGGACTAAAAGGAAATGCAAAAGATTTTGAACAGTACACTACATTACTAGATAGATACAAAGAAGCTGAAATATTAGTAATAGATGATTTATTCAAAGATAAAGTGCGAAATGGACAAGTAATAGCACCATTAAATGATATTGATATGAAACATATATATCCATTGTTGAACTATAGATATTATAAAAAACTAATCACTATAATTTCAACTGAATGCACTATTGAAATGTTAGAACAATTAGATAGAGCATTAGCAGGAAGAATTATAGAAAGAGCAGGAAATAACATGGTTATATTTATGGGTGAAGAATATGACTATAGGTTTAAAAAACTAATATAAATGAATAATAGGCAGTTACTTTTAGTAGCTGCTTATTATTAAAACATTAGGAGGAAGTTATGCTTAAGATTAATCAAGCTGTTAAGTTAATAGAAAATAATAGTCGTAGAGAGGCTAGTGTTGATGAACATATTGGATTTATTAAAGCTATATATAAAGATTTTATTGTAATAGAGTTAAAGAATTATAATACCTGTTTAAATAAAGCAGATCTTATTGAAGATACAGGATTAAGGTTACAAATAAGAGAAGAAAAAGAGTGGGTAAAGGTCGGAAAAGAAATTTTTGAAATGATTAAAGTTCCAGATGGACCAAAGGACAGGAATATATATAAACCTTATAAGAAGAGAGAAAAGAATAGGAGCATTAAGAAAAGTTCATAGGAGGATTAAAGATGAAGTTTTATTGTAAACACTGTTTGCATTGTGAACAAATAGGGAGACAAAATAGTACTTGGGGTAGTATTGGTAGAAAAAGATATTATTGTAAGCATGAAGGTGTAAGCAATATAAGAGATAAACATGGGTTTGTAATAGACGGATTTGTAGGATTTGGTGAAAATAATTTAAAGAGTCCATTAGTTTTAAAAACAAGTCCTAGATGGTGTCCGATAAAGAGGAGTGTTAAAGATGTCGATTCAATGTAAAAATTGTAGGAACTGTTATGTTTTTGATAAAGATAAAAATCAATATAGTTGTGATAAAGAATTTCAAACAAGAGCATTAGTGAATATAAATAAGCAAAGAGAGTGCATGTATTTTATGAAGAAAGTTATAGAAAATACAGAGAGGTGTTAGAAATGGAGAGAAAAGAAATTATAAAAGATATTCAAGATGAGTGTATTTTATTTGATGGCAATTGTATTGGAGGAATAAATCAAGACGGGTGCAGCAAGGTTGATTTATGCATGAATTTGTTTGGAAATAAATTTTTAGAGAAATTTAATAATGGAGTTAAGAGTAATCAAATATCATTACTAAAGTAATAGTATTTGATTACTCAATAAAAAGATATGGATAAGAAATATTTTGAACATATAGCGAACATTAAAGAACTAGGAAAATACCATTATAAAGTATTACTTTTGCTTATAAGTGAAGATTATACTCAATCAGATATTAAAAATTTACTTGGCTTAAAGAAGCAAAATGTAAATAGAGTATTCAAAGATTTAGAAAAGTTAGGTTTGATAGAAGTCAAAGAAACTAAAGGATCTAATAAATATTACAGATTAGTTGATATTAAAAGATTGAAATTAAATATAATCGGTCAAATGAGAATTATTTAGGAGGAGCTATGTATAAAAAGAAATATAAGAGTAAACAAGTAGAAAAAAGAGTTTTAAATGTTGTTAATTATGTATTAGATAATAAAGCTACTATAAGAGAAACAGCAAAATTTTTTGGAGTTAGTAAAAGCACTATACACAAAGATGTTACAGAAAGAATATTTGAATTAAATCCTCAAAAGGCTATTGAAGTTGAAAAAGTTCTTTTATTCAATAAGAGTGAAAGACATTTAAGAGGAGCAAGAGCAACAAAATTAAAGTTTTTAATGTTAAGAGAAATAGGCAACAAAGTTATACAAGGTGGAGTTTAAGATTATGAATAAAATAAAAGAATTAGAGAAATTTTTAAGTAGCTATAGAATAATAAAAGCTGATATAGAAGACTTAAAACTTAGGGAAAAAGAAGAAAATATTAATTTAAGTTGTGAGATAGAAAGGTTACAATCAAAAGTAAATAGAATAGATAATGCAATGAATATTTTGGATATGAAAGAAAGAGATATTATCAAAGAAAGATATTTAGAGGGTATGGGAAGACAAAGTTGGAAGTTAATAGCTAAAAGTTTGTTTTTGAGTGAAAGATGGTGTCATGAAAAAAAGAAAACAGCATTAATTAAATTAGAAAAAGTAATTTTAAAATAATAATTATACTTCTTAAAGAGTGCATAAATAGTTCAGAATTTGTGCACTCTTTTTTTAGTAGATTTATGTTAAGATATATTACATAAATAAAAAATATTTAGAAAAAGTAACAGAGAAATTAAAAAATGTCCCCTTTGATGGGTTGGGGATAACTATACACTTTTCTAGGAAAGGAGAAAGCTTATGAAGTCTAGTAAGAAGAAAAAAAGAATCAAAGAACTTTATAGAAAAGGCTATAATTCATCAGAAATTGCTAGAATTATAACTAAAGAGAATAGAGCAGAAGGAATCTTTAAAGTAACTACTAGAGAAGCTATTAAAAAATGTATTCAGAGAAATTTTAAAGAGTATAAAAAAGAACATAAGATTAATGCAGTTGCAAGAAAAGAAGTTATAAAAGCTGTTGATTATGAAGCTAAAAAATACATTGGTGATAGAGCTTTAATTCTTAAAAATAGAAGTGTATATGAAACTAAAAAAGATGGAGATATTGTTTTAAAAAAGAAAAAGATATTAATTTTGTTTTTGCTGGAGATATGCCAAAGAGATTGGTTAATGAAAATAAAGTTAAAAATAAAAAATCAGATATTGAATTAGATAAAAGCATATTTGAGTTGGTAAACAAACACTATGGAGAGTTAGCTTAAATGGTAAAGCATTTTTCTATAAGATTATAAGTTAGGGGTTCGATTTCTTTACTCTCCGAATGTATGCCTCCTTAAAATGTTTATTTGATATATTGGTTAAAATCAAAGCAAGGTGTAAAAGCCTTGCACCATGGAAGGAAGAGAATGAATAGAGGTGCAACTCCTTTACCTTCCAATTAAGTTAATACTAATAATAACTACTAAGTTTAAATTTCTCATTTAAAAATCTAATAAGCAGGATTAATTTCCTGCTACATGGAAAGTTACTCAAGTTGGTTAAGAGGGCAGATTGCTAATCTGTTAGTAGGCTTTATGTCTAGCAAGAGTTCAAATCTCTTACTTTCCGCCATTAAATTAAATATTCCTTTGGAAGGGATTACAAAGGATGATGTGTTTTAAGAATCTAGTTTAGGCTAGGTTCTTTTTATTCTTTAAAAGGGGGTGATTATGTGGGAGCAGAAACTAGTCCTATTAAGGATTTAAAGCAAATAAAAAGATTAAGAGAATATTTAAAAGATAAAAATATAGTTATTTATAGATATTTTATTATTGCTATAAATACTGGATTTAGAGCTAATGATATGATTGATTTGACTGTAGCAGATATTAAAGAAGCAATAAGAAATGGCAAGTTTTCTATTAAAGAGAAAAAGAAAACTAACATGGCTATAGCTAAATATGAAGATGAAGAATTAGTATTAAAGAAAGTTAAGAATAGATCTGTAATTATAAATGATACTTTTAAAGCATTTCTTTATGAATGCATAGAAGAGAAAAAGGATTGGCAATATATTTTTGAATCTACTGAGAAAGATAAAATTACAGGAGCATCAAAGCATTACTGTATAAGACATATTAGTAGAGAAATAAAACTTGCTGCAACAGCTTGTGGAATAGAAGGAAATGTATCATCACATGGGCTAAGAAAAACTTATGGTTATTTGCTTTATACTGGATATTGTAAGAGAGAAGAACCACAATTCGCCTTACTTAAAGTACAAGACCATTTTGGGCATGCTAAGTTAGAAGATACTAGAAGATATATAGGATTGAAAAAAGAAGAAGATATATATGGTGCTAGTGTATTAGCTGATGCTACATTAAAATAATTGGAAATAAAGTTTTTTATTTTTGTATGAAATGTAACTTTTAAAAGTTTAAGTAACATATGAGGATAAAATTTTATGAGTATATATAAGAAGAAAGAAAATTTTAGTTATTTCGTAGTCCCTATAGTAAAGTAACATTAATACAATGATTTTAGGGAGAAAAAGTAACATATTTAGAACTTTTTTAGAACTTTAAAAAATAAAAATACTTTATTTTTCAAAAGTCTATTTATTTTTAAAAAAAAGTGAGGTGATATAGTGGGAAGACAGAACTATGATGAGTATTTAGAAAATGCTATAGACCGCATAAAAACTATGGTTAGAGATGGTATGACTGATAAAGAAATATCGGAAAAGCTTGGAATAAGTTACTCAACATGGAAAAATAAAAAGGCCAAAAATAAAGTTATTAAAGATGCAATAGATGAGATTAAGGATATTAGAAATCAAGAAGTAGAAGAAGCTCTATTTAAAAATTGCAAAGGCTATCATTACTATGAAGAAGTACCAACTAAAGTAAAAGAAGAAGTTGAAAATGAGAAAGGTACTATTTTGACTGTAGAGAAAGTAGTTATATCTAAAGTTAAGAAGTGGAAAGCAGCAGACTTAGCAGCTCAAAAGTATTGGTTAAATAATAAGAAGAAGGCAGTATGGAAAGAAGATCCTAACAAAGTTGAACATGATAAGAAGATGCTTAAACTTAAAACAGAAGAATTTAAATCAAGGAGGATAGTTCTATGAAAACAACATGTAAGATATGTGGAATAGTAGAGAAACCACATAAGTGTCCGCATAGTAAGCGTAAGTTTGATAGAACTAGAGTTGACAATAAGGTTTATGAATCTAAGCAGTATAGAAAAGCTAGAAAGAATGTGTTAGCAATATTTGATAATAATTGTTTATGGTCTTTGTTTGTTGATGGAAAGATTAGAAAAACAAATATAACTCATCATATCATAGAGATACTTGAAGACGAGAGTAAGAGTGCTGATACATCTAACTTAATACCATTAACTGAGGATAATCATAAGCTGGTTCATAGACTTTATCTAATAGATAAGACAAGAATACAAGAATTATTAAGAAAAATGATTCTTGATTATAATAATGGAGATATAGAACTAGGAAAATATAAAAGTATTCTTAGTTTATATACCCCCCACTTTTAAAAAGTTTGAGCCTAAAAATTATCATGACAGGGCTACCCTTCTTCACAAAAAATCTGTAAAATGAGATTTTTTTAGTTTTTTTAGAAAGGAGGAGAGATTTTGGCTAGACCAACAAAAGCAGCAAGGGTTTTAAGTGAATGTAGTCAAACTAAAGATGAAATTCGAGAGAGAATAGAAAATGAAGAAGCTTTAAAAGGAAATTCAGATAAGTTAATTGCACCTAAAGAATTAACAGAAAATCAAAAAAAGATTTTTAGTTTCATATTAGAAGAGTTGGAAGAATCTAAGTTATTAGGTAACTTAGATTTATTTATTTTAATAAATACTTGCATAGCTACAGATAGACTTTTAAGTATAGAATATGCCATAAATAAAAATCCATCTTTACAATTTAGTAGAGAAATAATGAATAATAAGAAAATTTATTCTAGTGATTTTTATAGAGGATGTAATGAATTATCTTTATCTCCTCAAAGTAGAGCAAAATTAGCAAATATAAATATGAGTGCTAATAAGAAGAAAGATGATCCTTTAATTAAAGCTTTAGAAGATGATGAAGATGACGAAGAATAAAGACTTAATAAAGAAGTCAAAAGCTTTCAAATATGCTAGCTGGTGTGTTGAAGAAGATAATAATTATGTTGGTGTTTATGTAAAAAAACAAGCTCAATCATGGATAGATATTGTTAATGATAAGAATGAAGAGGCTTATGTTGATGTTAAGTTATTTAAGAAAATTTGTAAATTACTTAAATTAATGGTTCATCCAGATTTAGGAGGACAAATATCTATCTATAAAGGTATGGAAGATTATGCTTGGTTCTTTGTTATAGCAGTTTTGTGTACAAGGAGCAGAGAGGATAAAAGTCGATATTATGAAACTGGATTATTAGAAATTAGTCGTAAAAACTATAAGACATTTGTATCTGCTATTATCTTTATAATAGGAATGCTTATAGAACCTCAATTTAGTAGATTCTTTAGTGTTGCACCAGATTATAAATTATCAAGTGAATTAAGACTAGCTGTTAGAAAAATAATTAAATGTAGTCCAGCATTGGTTAATCATTTTAAAATCAATAGAGATATGATTTTATGTAAATTGACAGAAATAGAATATGTTCCATTAGCATATTCTAATGATGGGATGGATGGTAAATTAGCAAATATTTTTTTAGCTGATGAAGCAGGAGCACTAGACGATTATCCAGTTGAAGCTATGAGATCATCTCAGATAACTTTAATAAATAAGTTAGGAATTATAATATCAACTCAATATCCTAATGATAAAAATGTTATGATTGATGAAATTGATTTTGCTAAGAAGGTCCTAGATGGACTAACTGAAGATAAAAGATATTTTTCACTTTTATATGAGCCTAATGACGAGCTTAGAAAAGAGTGGGAAACAAATGATTTAGTTATTTATCAATCAAATCCAGTTGCATATAGCACAGCTAGAGTATTTAAAGAAATCAAGAAGAAAAGAACTAAGGCTATACTATATGAAAACAAAAGAGAAAATTACCTTTGTAAACATAATAATATAATGTATAAAGGTCTTGGAACTGAAGGTTATATTGATATTAACATAGTTAAAGAATGTGTTATTATAGAAGATTTAAACTTTTGGAGGGGTAAAAAGGTTTATTTAGGATTAGATTTATCTATGACAGAGGATAATACAAGCGTAGCTATGATTACTGAATATGAAGGTAAATTATATGCTAAGGTTTGGGCGTTCATTCCTAATGATAAAATTGAAATAAAATCAAATAAAGAAAAATTAGATTATAAAAAAATGATTGATAAGGAGAAAGTTTGCTTTGGTTGCGGAGATGATGCTATAGACTATGGAGCAGTTGAAGAATTTATAATTAATTTACCTTTAGCTTATGGCGTTGAAATTTTGCAGATAGGCTATGATAGAAGTAACTGTTTATCTACAGCACAAAAGTTAGAAAGAGCAGGATTTGAAACAGTAGAGGTAAAACAACATAGTATGGTACTTCACGGAGCTACTAAACTTTTAAAAGAGTATATTTTACATAGAACTTTTAGATATGATAAAAATAGGCTTTTAGAAATAAACTTTCAAAATGCTAGATGTACAGAAGATACTAATAAAAATAAATATGTTAATAAAAAGAAATCAGCTGGTAAAGTTGATATGGTTGTAAGTTTAATAATAGCAGTTTATTTATTACAACAGGAACAATTAGGTGGTAATCCTAATGATGCATTTGGAAGCGATTATTCTATGTAGAAGGAGGAATTATGGCTAATATAATTAAATATTTAGGTTGTATAATTTTTGAAAAGGCACAAGATATTTTAATATTAGGTGGAATAGGATTGTTTATTATAACTATGTTTAAATATGTTTCTGTATTTGCAGGAAGTTTAAGTTTAAGCATAGTTTTAATTCTTTTAGGTGCTACTTTAAGTAAGATAAGAAGTTAAAAGAATTAAATTAATTTGAAAGGGGGTGAAATTATTTTTGAAAAGGTATTTAATAAGGCAGAAAAGAAACCAAGTAATTTAAGCACTCCTGAAAGATGGTTTGTTGATTTATTAGGAGGTATATCGACTAATGGTATATCGGTAACACCAGAACTTGCATTAAATTTAAGCACAGTATTTAAATGTGTATTAATAAGAGCAGGAACTATAAGTAAGATGCCCTTACAAACATTTATGAAGTGTGAAAATGGTGGAAAAAAAAGAGTTAATGATGATGCATCATATCTTTTAGAAACTAGACCAAACAGATTAACTACACCATCTCAACTTAAAAAAATGATGTCCTTAGATGTTGATTTATGGGGAAATTCTTATGTGCTAATAACTAAAAAAAGAAAAAGTTTAAAAAGATTAGAACCATGGCTAGTTAAAGTTAAGCTTATGAGTGATGGAAGCCTAAATTATGATTATAGTAATCCAATAACTAAAAGAATAGAAACTTATACTGATGATGAAATTATGCACTTTAAAGAAATAAGTACAGATGGAATATTAGGTAAAAGTAAAATTCAAATTGCAAGGGAAACTATATCAAATAATAAAGCTAGTAATAAACTTTTATCTAAATACTATGAAAATGGTACTTTAGCAAAAGGATTTTTAACACATCCAGCAGCATTAGGAAAAGAATCAAAGGACAATATAAAAAAAGCTTGGAAAGATTCTAATACTGGAATAGAAAAAGCTTACGAAATACCAGTTTTAGATGCTGGATTAGAGTATAAAGATATATCTATGAGTTTTGAAGATGCTCAATTCCTTAGCTTGAATAAATTTAGTGTTGAAGAAATAGCTAGATTCTTTAATGTTCCACCATATATGGTGGGAATAATGGATGGAGCAAAGTTTAATAATGTCCAATCACAAGCTATGGACTTTGTTACAACTACAATTCAACCACTCATAACAGATTGGGAGGAAGAAATCTCATATAAATATTATTATACTACTGAAAAACAAAAAGGTTATTATTGCAAGTTTAATATGGCTGTAGCAATGAGAGCTGATGATTTATCAAGAGCAGATTTTTACACTAAAATGTTGGATAGTGGTATTTATTCATTAAATAAATGTTTATCTTTAGAAGAGGAAGAATCAATTGGTGATATAGGAGATAGACATTATAGAAGTTTAAATTATGTTGATTTAGAGATAATGAATGAATATCAATTAAATAAATCTAAAAGAATATACGAGAAAGGGGGTGTAAAAAATGAGTAGTTTTTTTGAAGTGAAAAATCAAACAGAGGATAGTGCAGAAATTTATATAGTTGGCCAGATCCAAACTGAAAAGCCTTGGTGGAAAGATGATGAAGTGAACAATGAAAATTGTTTAAGAGATTTTATAAAGACATTACAAGATTTAAAAGATGTTAAAAATCTAGTTATTCATATTAACTCTCCAGGGGGAGTTTTATTTGCTGGAGTAACTATGTATAATTTACTTAAAAATCATTTAGCACATAAAAAGATATATGTTGATGGTTCCGCAGCAAGTGCAGCAAGTATAATCGCTATGGCTGGTGATGAAGTAATAATTCCTAAAAATGCTTTTCTAATGATTCACAAACCTATAGTTGGGGTAGCTGGAAATGCTCTTGATTTACAAAAGGCTATAGAAATGTTAGATAGCATTGAAGTAGGTATGTTAAGTATATATGAGGAAAATTTGATTAATAGTGAAGATAAAGACATTATTAAACAAATGGTCCAGGATGAAACTTGGCTAAATGGAGAAGAAGCAGCTAAATATTTTAAAAATGTTAAAGTTGCAGATGAAGTTAATATTGCTGCATGTAGTAATTTTGATTTTAGTTGTTATAAGCATGTACCAAAAGAGCTAATAAAGAATGAAATCAATAATACTAATGATGAACTTTTAGAAAAAGAAAAATTAAAGAAAAAAGAATTAGAGTTAATGAAAGCAAAGCTAAGATTAGAAATATCTTAGTTTTTTATTTTGGAGGGATAAAATGAACAGATTAGAAGATTTAATGAATCAATTAGAAGAAGCTCAAAAGGAAGCAGAGCAATTAGAAAACTCTGAAAATTTAGAGGAAATAAAAGCCTGTGTAAATAAAATAAAAACTATTAAGGCTAAAATTGAATTAGAAAAAAATAAAGTTGATCCAACACCAGTAAATGAAGTTAATGAAGATGATGAAGTTGTAAATATAGGTATAGCAGTTGCTAAAGCTTTAGTTGGAGAGAAATTATCTTCAGAAGAGCAAGAAGAAGTTAAAAATCTAATGGTTGAAGGTGAAAAAAATAAAGGTGGGGTTTTAGTACCACAAGATATACAAACTAGAATTATAGAACTTCAAAGAAATCAATTTGATATAAGACCATATTTAAATGTTGAACCAGTTGGAACTAATAAAGGATCAAGACCAATAGAGGAAAATGAACCAGAGGCTCAAGGGTTTGCATCAGTAGATGAAGGAAATGAAATACAAGCACTACATGAACCAACTTTTGGAGATATTGAGTATGCTATAAGAGATTATGCGGGATATATACCTATGACAAATGATTTATTAGAAGATAGTCCAGAAGCTATACTTGCTTTTGTAGAAAGATGGATGGCCAAAAATGAGCTTAACACATATAACTACCAAGTATTTAATGGAACAGGCAATAAAAGTGCTGTTGGTATTCTTACAGAAGCTACTAAAGTAAGCGGAGCATTAAAAGATTGTGTTGAAAAAATAGATGAAACACCAACTTTAAAGACATTTAAAACTGTATTTAATAAAGATTTAGAGGACTTAGCAAGTGATAATATCAATATATTTACTAATGCTGATGGATATGATTTCTTAGATGGAATGACAGATAAGAATGGAACACCATATTTAAAGCCTGATGTAACAAAGCCAGGGAAGTTAGTTTTTGATGGTAAAAATGCTGTCAAGGTTCCTTCAAAATTCTTAAAAAATGTTACAGATGATAGTGTAACAAGAGTTCCATTTATAATAGGTGATCTTAAAGCTCTATATACTCTTTATGATAGAAAGAAAATGTCTATTGAATCTACTAGAATAGGTGGAGATTCATGGAGAAAAAATAATACAGAACTTAAAGGTGTATTTAGATTTGATGGACAATTAGTAGATAAAGAAGCTGTAAAGATTTTATTAGTTGACATTACTAAATTAGTTTAAAGATAAATATTTCTAGGTGATTTTATGGAATTAGAAGAAATCATTGAATTGGTTGGAGCATATGAAGAAGATAAAAATTATATAAAAATAGTTAAAGATGCTGTAGTGGAAGAGTTAAAAGAATTAATACCGAATTTTGATGAAAATAAATTAACATCAAGACAAAAATTAATAATGTTAACTTTCATACAGCATTTTTATGATAATAAAGAACTATTTGAAAATAATAAAACTTACATGAAAACTTCAATAAATTCTATGCTTATAAAAGAAATGTTTAGGAGTAAGCCATGAATTTTAAAATAAAAAGTGCAGAGATTAGACATCCTATTGAAATTCAAAGAGAAGTTCCAGGGAGAGATGAAGATAATAGACCAATTACGGAGCTAAAAACAGTTTTAAAAACAAAAGCTAAGATTCTTAATGTAAGAGGAGAAGAATTTGAACTTGCTAATGGTAAAGGACTTAAAATAGCTAAAACTTTTTATATTAGGTTTCCTAAAAGTATAGAAATAACTGAAGATGATAAAGTTTTATATAAAAATAAAATTTATAATATTATCTATGCAAATAATATTGAAGAAATGAATGTTTATTTAGAAATTAAAACGGAGTATGTTAAGTAATGGGATTAGAAATCAAAGGTATTAATAACATATTAAAAAAATTAGATAATTTATCACATATTGAAAAAGAAAAAGTTGTTGAAGAGGCAGCTGAAGAATTAGAAAAGAAAATATCAGATAAGGCAAAAACATTTTCTAATACAAGCTATATGTATGTTGGAAAAGGTGAAAAAAGAGTATATGGATTAAGTTGCTTTATTGATATTGGTTTTAGTAAAGATAATGCCCCTTTTGATTTATGGAAATCACTCTGGTTTCAAAACTGGGGTTATTTTGATAAGGGGCTAAATTTTAATGGTGATATTTATATAAATAAACATCAATTTTGGTTTGATGAAACTGTTAAGAGCTCAGGTAAAGAAATACAAAAGCAACTTAAAGAAAAATTAAGGAAAGAAGTTAGAAATGCTTTAAGGTGATACCATGAATGAAAAAATTAAAAATGTTTTAGAGAGTATAGGATTTAAAAATTCATATCTTGAAAGAGATTCGGAAAACGAAGAATGTGTTGTTTATAACTATTTTTCTTATGGTAGGACATTTGCAGATAATAAAGAAATTATGAGAGAATATACAATACATTTAAATGTTTATTCTAATAAAAGAATAGATTTTAGAAATGAAACTGTAAGAAAAGCTATGCTAGAAGCTGGATTTAAAGGGGGACAAGTTCAAGTCCCTTTTAGATTACAAAATGGATTTTATAATACAGCTATAAAATTCAAAGGATTTATATAATAAAGGAAGTGATATAAATGGCGGAAGCTAGAAAAAAACAAGGATGTAGAAGTTGTATGGTTGCTTTTTGGAATGAAGAGGGAACAGAGTTTTTAGCACCAGAACCGATTAAGGATTTAGAGGAACTACAATATCAATATACTTATGCAGAGGGAAGTAACTACGCTGATAATGTTCAAAATATTTATATTAAAAAACCAACAGGTGCAAATATTACTTTAACATTTTCAGATATAAAATCTAAATTAATAGCAAAAATGTTAGGTAAGAAAAATAAGAAAGGTGGTACTACTACAAATGTAAAAGACCAGCCACCTAGGGTAGCTATACTTTTTCAAGAAACTTATAGTGATGGAAGTTATGAGAATAAAGTTTTTTATAATGTTAAACTTTCAATGGATGAAAACTCAGCTAAAACAGCTGGTGAAAATATTGATTTTACACCTAAAACTATAACAGGAAGAGCATTACCATTTTCTAATGGAACAGTTGATGGTGATATAGATTTTACACTTGATTCAGCTGATCCTGAGGTTGATACAAATAAATTACAAAAATTCTTTGAAAAAGTTAGATTTTTAGATGAAGAAGTAGCATAGGAAAGAGCATCTTAGATGCTCTTTTTTTATTACAAGGAGGAGTTATATGAGCTTACTAAAAAAGAAACTTGACATTACTGTAGAAGGCGAAGAATACATCATGATGTTTGATATGAAAAGTATAGCAGTATATCAGGAATTAAGTAATGTGAGTTTTGCAGAGGGATTTTTAAAATTACAACTTTTTGATGATATAGAAGCAATTAATTTTATTGCATCAACATTAAGAAAAAAATCTGATCCTGAAGAACCACTCGGAAAAGATTTTATTGAGAATGGTAATTTATTATTTGCTCTAGCAGTTTTAAGACTAGAAGCCATTGACTATGTAAATATGTCATTGCCTATAAGCACAAAGGGAAAAAAGTAAAAAGTAACAATAGTAAAGAGGATATTGATTTAGATTGGCTTTACTATTGTTACACTACTATATTAGGAAAAAGTGAAAAAGAGTTTTGGGAAGCTACACCAGCTAAAATTTTTAAGCAAATAGAAGTTCATAGTGAATTTATTAATAGTAAAACTTCAAAGAATAAGAAGAGCAATAACTCCCATGAGGTTGAAGATGAACCAGTGAGGTTAAAAGTTTTAGATTAAAGGGGGTGTGAGTTTGGCAGATGAACAATTATTAGTTACTTTAGGTGTTCAGGATAAAGGATCTAGTAAGCAGATACAAGCTTTAAATAGAGAGTTAAGGTTCCTGGATAAAGAATACAAAGCTACAGCTAAGGGAAGTAAAGATTTTGAAAAAAGCCAGGAAGGATTAAAAACTAAATTAAATACTTTAGAAAAAAAGTATGATGTACAAAAGACAAAGTTAGAAGTATATAACAATAAAGTAAAAGAATCTAAGGAACGTATTCAAAAGAAGAAAGATGAGTTAGAAAAGTTAAAGAGTGCTGAAGGAGATAATACTAAAGCTATAGAAAAGGCCGAAAAGCAACTAGAAACTTATAAAACTCAGTTAAATAATGCTACTAAAGAAATATCCTTGACAGAAACAGAAATGAAAAGTTTAAAAACTGAAATTTCTGAAACTGGGGATAAACTTAAAAATGTTCCTATAGAAGAATTAAATAGTAAACTTAAAAATTTAGAAGAAGAATATAAAAGTGTATCAGCAGTAACTAAAGAATATGGAAGTGCATTAGAACAGTTAAAGGCTAAACAAACTTATTTACAAGAAAAATATGATATAAGTAAGACTAAGCTTGAACAACAGAAAAAAATAATGCAAGAATCGGCAGAAAAAGTAAGGGAGAAAAAGAAAGAACTTGAAAGCTTAAAGAATGCCGAGGGTGATAATACTAAAGCTATTGAGAAAGCTGAAAAAGAATTAACTTTATATCAATCTAAGTTAGATTCGGCTAATAAAGAGATAAATAAGACTGAAAATGAATTAAAGTTACTAAATAAAGAACTAAGTAATAATAAAGTTGCTATTCAACAAGTACCATTAACTGAATATAAACAAAAGATGGAAGAAATAGCAAATAGAGCTGAAAAAGTAAGCTCTAATATGAAAAGTTTTGGACAAGGAATGTCTACAGTTGGCGGTAATTTAATGAAAGCAACAGCACCAGTAGTAGCATTTACTGGATATGCATTAAAAGCTACTATGAACTTTGAAGCTGCAATGAGTAATGTTCAAGCTATTTCAGGAGCTACTGGGGATGATTTAATAAAATTATCAGATAAGGCTAAAGAAATGGGGAAAAACACTTCTAAGAGTGCAAAGGATGCAGCAGATGGTATGTCATATATGGCTCTTGCAGGTTGGAATACTCAACAAATGTTAGAAGGTATAGAACCAGTTCTAAGATTATCAGAAGCAGGTAATTTAGATTTAGGAAGAGCATCAGACTTAACAACAGATTCATTATCAGCCTTAGGATTACAAGTTAGTGATTTAACTAGATATTTAGATATTTGTGCCCAGGCTCAAAGGAAATCTAATACTACAGCCGATATGATGATGGAAGCATATATTGCTTGTGGTGGAACTATGAAAAACTTAAAAGTTCCATTAGAAGAAAGTGCTACTTATATAGGGGTATTAGCGAATAGAGGTCTTAAAGGAAGTGAGGCTGGTGTTGCCCTTAACTCTGTATTAGTTAACTTAACAAGTGGAGCTGGCCAAGCTGGTAAAGCTATGAAAAAGTTAGGATTAAATGCATTTGATAGTAAAGGTAATTTCAAAGGAATTAATGTAGTATTAAAAGAATTAAATACTAAGTTAAGTAAATGTACTGAAGAACAAAGAAATACTTATCTTGCTATGATAGGTGGAAAAACTCAAATAGATACTTTAAATGCCTTACTAGCTGGTACTAATGAAGAATATGGAACATTGCATAAATCAATAACTGATTCTAATGGGGCTTTAAATGAAATGGCTCATACTATGCAAAATAATGCATATGGAAATATAACTAAATTGAAAAGTCAGTTAGAGGGATTAGGAATACAAGTAGGGGAACATTTAGTACCACATATAAATGATTTTATAGAGGAATTAAGTAAACTTATAGAATGGTTTGGAAGTTTAGATACAGAAACTCAACAAGCAATAATTAAATTTGGTTTATTTACGTTTGCTGGTGGAGCAACAACTAAAATGCTTGGTGGAGTAGTCCAAGGAGCGGGAAGTTTAGTTGGTGTTTATGGAAAACTTGCTAAAAAATCAGCAGAAAATGCAGAAAAAATGCTTGAAGTTGGTAAAACATCTAATTCAGCTACTAAGAGTGTAGGATTATTGACAAATGGAATGGGATTATTAAATCCAGTTACATTAGCTGTTGCTGGGTCTATAGTAGCTTTAACAGCTGGAGTAATAGCATATAAAACGCATAGTGAATTAATGAATAAGAATATCTTATATACTACAGATCAAATGAGTTGGCTAGAAAAAGCAGTTGCTAAATTTACTGGTGTTAATGCAAAATCTAAGGATGAGTTAATCCAAATGGGATTAGTTTATAAGGATTTTTCAAAAAATATAAGTAAAGAGTTTCAAGATAGGGTTATTGAAATTACAAGTAAAGTACATGAATTTAATATGAAATTAACAGAAGTAAATATTGATGGGGTTATTACTAAAGAAGATTTAGAAGCTTTAGAAAGTCGTGTTAATGACATGTGCGATAGTGCTATAAACGCAATAAAATCTAAACAAGAAGAATCGAATAAAGCTATGAAAGAATTCTTTTTAAGGGATAATGTGCTAGATGAAAATGAAAAGATAGTTTTAGAATCTCTTGAAAGAATATCAAAAACTAATATTGATGAAGTTACAAAATTAAAAAATGAAATATTTGAAATAGAAAGAAAAGCCTTAGATGAAAAGGGAGCCCTTAGTGAAGAAGAAATTAATCTTATAAAAGAAAAAAGAGATAGAATAGCTCAAATAGAATTACAATCTATAGGAAAAACACAAGAAGAAATATTATATGCTCAAAATGAATTTCAAAATAGATTAAGAAGTATAAGCCTTGAAGATGCATCTAAACTTGTAGAAGAAAAAGCTAAAATAAGAGATGATGAATATGTAAAAATAAAAAGCTCTTATGACACTAAAATAGCAATGTTACAAGAAAATTTAAGTCAAGCTAATGACATAGAAAGAACAGCAATTCAGGAGCAAATAGATTCATTAACGGCTGAAAGAGATCAAAAACTTAAAATTAATGATGATTTATATGAAGGTTACCTAAAAACTTTAGGTGAGAAAAATCCTGAAATTTTGGCTCAAATAAATAAGTTTAATGGAGAAATACTTAGTGGAGAAGATCAAAAATCACAAGAAATGCTTAGCAAGTTAACAGCTCAATACGAAGGATTAAAGAATATAACCGAATCAGGTAATTATATTATGGTAAATAGTACAACTGGAGCATGGGAAGCAGTTTCGGTTACAGTAGACCAGAAAACAGGAGAAATAACAGGGGTTTATGATTCATTTCATAATAATGTCGGTGGATATACAGCTGCTATTTCAAATGAAGTTAAAGAAATGGCTAAACAACATAAAGTATCAGCTGTTGATGTTAATAGAGCTTTAAATGATATGAGTGGAACTACAATAAATGCATCAGGACAGATTGTAGATGCTAATGGGAATATTATAGCTTCTTTACAGGATGTAAAGAGTAATGCAGATGGAACTAGAGAAGGTGTACTAAATTTAAATGGAACACCTATTAATGTTAAAGCAAATACTTCAGGAGCTATAAGTAATTTAAATGAAGTACAAAATAAGGTTGACAATTTAAATGGAAAAAGTTTCACTGTAACAGGATGGATTCAAACTAAAATAGAGCAAGTTGGTAAATGGCTAGGATTTGCTAAAGGTACTAATAACGCACCATCAGGAACACACTTAGTAGGTGAAGAGGGATTTGAGATAGCTACTAAAGGAAATAAAATGACTTTAGTTGGTTTAAGTGGTCCTGAGTTTAGGAGATTTAGTGGTGGAGAAAAAATTATTCCACACAGTAAGTCGGTTAACATGTTGAGAGATGTAATATCTAGTGGTAGTTATTTTTCACGAAATAGCCTTGAAAGTCAGAATTTAATAAATAATATAAATAACAATTATATTCAAAATTCTAATATAAATAATAATTTTAATGCTGAATCTAAATTAGAAGAATTAACTGATAAATTAGTTTCGGGTATGATATTAGCTTTTGAAAAATTAACATTAGAGAATAATGTTAAAGTAGGTAATAGAGAACTTGTAGATGTAGTTTCAAATCAATTAGCTGTAAAGAGCAGAAAGAGGTAAAATATGTTCGCTAATGGAATAGATATAAAAAAGTTTAATGCTACTGTTAGTAAAAAGTTAATACAACCTTCTAAAATAGATAAAGATGAAATCTCAAAGAGTATTACTATAAAAATTTTATTTGAGGGTAAAACAAGAGATGAAATTTATGAAAATATATCAAAATTCAATGAATTATTTTTAGATGAAGCAACAATAAAATTTAAAAATTTAAGTAATTATTTTAAGGGAAAAATTAGAGATTCTTCTATAGAAGATACTGAATTAGATGAATGGTTATATTTAAATATTGAATTTGAATGTAAGGCTTTGGGAAGTGAAATAATTGAAAATTTGAATAGAGTAAATACTAAAACAATAAATGTATTAGGTACTTATAAGACTAATGCTATAGTTGAAATTACTCCAAGTATAGATTTAGTAGATTTAAGATTAGATGGTTTGGCCAATGATCCTATAATAATTAAAAATTTAAAACAAGGTAAAAAAATAATAATAGATGGTAAAGAGGGAACTGTTTTAGAAGAAGGTATTAATAAGTTTAAAGATACTGACCTTTGGGAGTTTCCTTTTTTAGTACCAGGAACTAATACAATTACTTTAAGTAAAAATAGTTGTGATGTGGTTATAAAATATGAACCACGATATTTATAAAAGAAAGAAGGAATATAAAATGTCAGAATTAAAAAATCAATTAACATCTGTAGGAAATACAATAACATCATCTACAGCAAAAGTAACAAGTACAATAACAGAATCTACAAATCTTAATGGAACAGTAGAGGTTGAAAAAGATGGAATGAAACAAACAGTATTAACAATGAGTTGTAGTTTAACTCAGAATAATGTTGCAAATATTCAAACATATGTAACTAATATGGATTTATTCTTAGCAAACTCTCAACTTGTTCAATCAGAAGTTCTAAAATTTAGAGAAAAAGCTGCACAAGTAGGGAAAGGCTTAAATTGTTTTGTATTTTAATTGAAAATTAAACTTATTGGCCAACTAGGTTATTAAAAGTTAGTAATAATGCTAATCTAATAATTTTGTTGGACTAAAATTTATGAAAAGAGGTTTTAATTGTGGCTAATATTAAAGATTTAAATTTGAATTGTCCTAATTTAAAAATAGATAAAAAGACAAATAATATTAAGGTGAAAAAAGCTAAAACTAATCCTTTAAAATAATATTTTATGTTAGTATAGTCCTTAGAGGAGATGATAAAATATGAAAATCAAAGGATTAAAAGCAAATTTAATACCAGCTATTCCTGAAAGGTTGGAAAATAAATTAGAGTTTAGAATTACTACTGAATTAACTGAAGAAGATATACTCTTATATTCTACTGTTTTGATTTATTTTGATAAGCAATTAAAGAAAGATAAAGTAAATTTAGATTATATTCCTAAGACATTTGCTATATTTACTGATGATGGTGATATAGAAATTTCGTTAAGTGATACTGTACTTGGTATTAATTCTAATATAATAATATATGCTATAAAGCGTTTTGAAAAATTAAATCTTCCAGAAGTTTTGAAGGTTAGTGTATTTTTAGAAGAATTATGTCATTGGGCTTGGAATATAGAGGATGAGGTAGAAGTTAAATTTAAGATTTTTGAAATATTAAAAGAAATTTATCCAGGATTAAAAATTCAACAAGTTTATCCAGGATTAAATAATTAAGAGCTTACATTTTGTAGGCTCTTTTTTATATAAAAATTTAAGAAAGAAGGTTTAAATTATGGCAAATAAAAATAATAGAAAATTTCAAAAAAATAAAGGTAAGGAAAATATAGTTGATGTTGATTACACAGAAGTTAATAAGCAAGAAGATGTTAAACCTACATTTGAGGAAGGAAACTATGTAATTACTGTAGTTTCTAAGGGCGAAATACTTAAAAAGTTAGCTGTAGCTGGAGCAGAAGTTTATGTTACTAAATTAGCAGATGGAGGTCTAACTGTAGACCTTAAATAATAAGGAAGGAGTTAGACTATGCTTAAACTTAAAGATAAAAATAAAAAGCTTATAGCTGGACTTATAAATTATAAAGATTTATGTATAGAGAGTATTCTTACAACTGGAGATAAGAAGCTCTCTTTTTCTTTGCCTAAAGAAGATAAATTTTACAACTTTATAGAAGAAGAATGCTATATAGAAACTAAAGAATCTGAATTTGTTATTAAAGCACGAGATGTAGGTATAGATTATACACACTTCGATTGTGTTCTTAACTTAGAAACTTTAGAAGCTAATATATTTGACAGATTTGAAAGTGTAGAGCAAACAATCACTAATGCTCTTAATCTAGCTATCGTTGGAACTGGTTGGACAGTAAAGGCTAATACATTAAAGAAAAAGAGAACTGTTAGATGTACTAATAAAAATGCTTTAGAAATAGTACAAGAAATTAAAAAGACTTATAGAGTAGACATAGTTTTTAATACATTAGAAAAACAAATAGAAATACATGAACATCTTGGGGAAGATAAGGGAACTTACTTTATAGATTCTCTAAATCTTACAGCTCTCCAAGTTCAATCAGATTCATATCAATATGCTACTAGAATAATAGCTGAAGGAAAAGATGGCTTAAGTTTTGCTGATATTAATAGTGGAAAAAACTATGTAGAAAACTATCAGTATTCTCGTAAAGTTAAAACAATCTACTGGAAGGATGAAAGGTACACTATTAAAGAAAATCTTTTAGAAGATGCTAGGGCTAAATTAGAAGAAATATCTAAGCCTTTTACTTCTTATAATGCTAGTGTTTTAAATTTAGCTGAATTAAATCCAAAGTATAAGTCTATTTTAGATTATTCTTTAGGAGATACTATTACTCTTCTATCTAAAAGCAATAAAGTAAGGGATAAGCAAAGAATTGTTAAAACAGTAGAATACCCTCAGGATCATAGCAGAGATACAGTAGAACTTGCCAATGCTATTTTAAAGTTCGAGGATATACAACAAGAAAATCAGGAAACTACAGATACAGTAAATAATATTACTACAGATAATGGTACTGTAGATGGAAGTACAATAGATTCTATACAAGTAAAACAAATAGAGGATTTTAAAGCAAATGTAATTGAAGTTGTAAATCTTAAAGCGATTAATGCTAGTATAGATAATCTACAAGCTAATAAAGCGGACATACAAGATTTACATGCTGTTAATGCTAAGATAGGTACATTAGAAGGTACTAAAGCTAATATAACTCAACTTAATGCAGTTAGTGCAGAAATAAGTAAGCTTGATACTCTGAAAGCTAATATTGTAGATTTAAATTCAGCAACAGCTAAAATCGGAGTGTTAGAAGCTAAAACAACTAGTATAGATAATCTTTTATCTCAAAAAGCTAGTATTAATGACTTGAATGCTTTAAATGCAACTATCTCTGAAGCGTTGATTAAAAAAGCTACTATAGCTCAATTAGAAGCTTTAGAAACTAAAACAAATAACTTAATAGCTGATAAAGCTAATATAAAAGATTTAAATGTTACAAATGCAAATATTAATAAAATACAAGCTGAAACAGCTAATATAAAAACATTATTAAATGGTAATTTAAGTTCTGAAAATATACAAGCTGGTGGAATTACATCTGATAAGCTGACAATAGCAAATGGATTTATAACAAACTTAATGATTTCTAGTGTTAGTGCTTCTAAAATAACAGCTGGAACAATTGATGCTGCTAAAATAAATGTAGTTAATCTTAATGCTGATAATTTAACAGTAGGTAAGATTAATGGACAATTATTAAAAGATGGATCTATATCTGGATTAGCAATAGAAAATGGAGCAATAGATAATAATAAAGTTTCACCTAATGCAAATATAGAAGCTAGTAAAATTAATATAAGTAGCGTGGTAACAGCTATAAATGAAGGTAGCACACTATTAACAGCTAATAAAGTTACTATTGATTCAGAAAAAGGGACTTTAGATGTTGCATTTAATAATTTAAATACTTCATTAGAAGCTAATAAAAAGATTACTGAAAGCAACTCAACAGCAATTAATGTAGTTCAAGGAAAATTAAGTACATCTATAGAAAATTCTAAAGTATTAGAAGGTAAACAAAAGACTTTAGAAGATAATTATAATAGAACAGTTGTTACTGTAGATTCTTTGAAAAATACTGTTGGCCAACAAAAAACACTTATAGATTCGGCTACTGGAAAAATAACTAGCGTTGAAGTTAAAGCTAATACATTAGAAAAGAATCTAAGTGGATTAACTCAAACTGTTAGTGATACTAAGAAGGTTATAGAAAATAATAAAACTTCATTGGAGAGCAAAAACGCTGAATTAAAAGCTAATATAGATAGTGTTTCAAGTAGTTTATCATCTGTATCTAGTACAGTAGATAAAAATAACAAAACGTTAGTAGCTAAAACTAATACACTAGAGCAAAATCTAAATGGATTAACTCAAAGAGTAGAGAGTAATAAAACTGTTATTGATGGGAAAATAACATCTGTAGAAGGTGAAACACATGAATTAAAGGCTGGTTTAGGTGGGCTAACTTCTAAGTTGGACACATTAAAGAGTACAACAGATGGTATTAATAAAACTGTAAGTAACCAAGGTAGTATTATTAATCAACTTAAAGATTCGATTAACTTAAAAGTTGATTCTTCTACATTTACTCAATCTACTACAGTTATAAATAATAATATTAATAGAGCTAAAGAAGAGGCTATAAATACAGCTAATAATGCTATTGATAACCTTCAAATAAGCAGTAGAAATTTAGCTATAAATTCTAATTTTAATTTTGGTTGGAGAAATTGGGGATTTAATAATCCAAATAACAATGCTACGGTTCAAATTATAAAAGATAGTATATTAGGAAATTGTGTTAAAGTAACTACACAAACATCAGGTCAAGGCGTTTATTCAATCTTAAAAAGAAAACCTAAGACTACATATTCTTGGGGCTTTATGATAAAAAGTGATAAACCTTGTAAAATAACTGTTTCACATGAATATGGAGAAGGAACAAAAGAAATTTCTTTAACAACTGAGTGGACTAAAATTACTGGATCAGGAATATGGAATGGTGATGGTGGAGCTTTATGCTTTTATTCTAATGGAGCCAATCCAAAAATAACTTATTATTTAACTAATTTAATTTATGTTGAGGGTGATAAGGTTGGAGATTGGACACCAGCTCCTGATGATTTACAAGCTTATGCTGAAGAAGTAGCAAAAGCAAAAGCAGATTTAGCAAAAACTGAAGCAATAGCTAATTCTGATGGAAAGATTACTGAAGAAGAACGAAAGAGAATCCAACAAGCACAGGAAAATCTTAATACAGCAATTTCTAAAGCAGATAAGGCAAAACAAGATGCAATCTTAGAAGCTAATAGGGTAGCAGAATTAAAGAAAGAAGAAGCTATAAATAGTGCTAATTCTCACGCTGATAGTAAAGCTAATGAAGCTCTTAATAATGCTAAAGCTTTTGTTAATGCAGAAATTACTAATGTTAATACTCATTTGAATAAAAACACTAGCGAGATAAATATTTTAAAAGGTCAGATAGAAAGTAAAGTTTCTCAATCAGATATAGATAAATCTATTCAAAATATTGAGTTTGGTGGAAGAAATCTATTTTTAAAAAGTAAAGGTCCATTTAAAAGCTCTAATGAATATGTAGGGATTTCAATAACTTCTGTTGTAGAAAAATATTTAAATAAAAAAATTACAATAACAGCAGATGTAAAAGCTAATAAAGTTGGGAAAATTAGATTTTATTCTCTTGGTGGATATTCTGTAGGATTTTGGGTTGAGAGAGATGTAACTACAGAATGGACAAGAATAAAAGCTACTGGAAAGTTTACACTTAATGATGAAAAACAAAAGTGGTGTGATTTAAGTTTTTATGGTACTTATGGAAGTGGACTATTTACTGAAGTTAGAAATGTAAAAATAGAATTAGGAGAATTGGCTAGTGATTATACAGAGGCTCCAGAAGATACTGACAAGCTAATTATAGACAATATAAAAACAGTAAAAGATAAAATATCTACAGTAGAAAGTAAACTTACACAAGAAAATAATAGTATAAAAGCTAGTGTTCAAGATTTAAATTCTACAACTCAAAGTATTACAACTAATGTAAGTAATATAAATAGAGATTTAATAAGTAAAATAAATTCTAATTTAGCTGTAGCTAAAAGTTTTGCTACAGATATAGCTATAGCAAAAGCTAATCTTGCAAGAGAACAAGCTATAGCTTCAGCTGATGGCAAGATTACAGAAGAAGAAAGAAAGAGAATACAACAAGCACAGGAAAATCTTGATACGGCTATAGCAAGAGCAGATAAAGCTAAACAAGATGCAATTAATGCAGCAAGTACAGATGCAACTAATAAAGCTAATAATGCTTTAAATAGTGCCAAAGCTTTTGTTAATGCAGAAATAACAACAGTTAATAATAAAGTGCATAACGTAGAAAGTAATATTGATATATTAAAAAATAAAATTGCTCTTAAAGTTGAACAATCAGACATAGATAAAACAAAAACAGAGTTAATTAATAAGATAAATGTTGTAGATAATTTAGCTAATAACGCTAAAGATTTAGCTAGTGCCATGAGCTTAGGTAAAATGTTATTTAGTGATCCTACATTTAAAAATAGTTCTAACAATATTAAAACTTACAATAACAATGGAAATGGAACAGTAACAACTTCAAGAATTTCTAAAATAAATGGATGTCCAACTGATTCACAATATTGTATAGAAGTAAAAACTGTTGGAAGTGCAAGTCCTAACCATGGTGGATTTTATTTTGGAAATATGACTAGAGCAAATGCAATATTTGTAACGAAAATTATTGCTAAAATTCCAGTTGGATTAAGAATAGGGTGGTATTCAAATTCAACAGGGAATAATGGGAGTTCTAAATGGTTAACATCAGTAAATGGAACAGGTAAGTGGGAAGAGTATATACATTTATTAAAATGTGGTGATACAGGAAGTTTTTCTAGTACCAGTTTCTTTGCATTAGATGGAGGGGGAACTCCAACATCTAGCAATCCAATAATTTGGCATATAGCTTATGCAACTGTTTTTGATATAACTGAAAATGATGAATCAGTTAATGTATTAAAAACTGAAATGTCAACAGCTAAGAATAAGGTGGCAATAATAGAAACTAATTTAGACAGTATAACTCAAAGAATAAGTTCTACTGAAAGTAAAACACATTCTATAGAAACTACATTAGGTGGAAAAGCATCTAAACAAGAGGTTGCAGAAGTTAATAATAGAATTGCTACTATTAAAGCTAACTTAGATTCTATTACACAAAGAGTTTCTAATACAGAAAGTAAAACAAATAGCTTAGAAACAAATATAAATGGCAAAGCTAGTAAGCAAGAATTAACAGTAGTTAATAACAAAGTTACAGAAGTTACAGCTAGTTTGAATGGAATCACTCAAAGAGTAGGAAACACGGAAAGTAGAATAAATGCTTTAGATGGAAAAGTAGCTGGAGCTGTAACATTACAACAATTTACAGAATTCAAACAAAGCAATGATAAATTTAAATTTACTGTAGAACAAAGAAGTAGTGTATCAAATATACTTCCAAACAGTTCTTTTCATGGTGGAGATCGTGGGTGGCTTCATGGTGGAAATGAATTTTGGTCTGGTCCTTATAGTGGGTATGGATTTAAGGGAAGAATTACTGGTGCAATAAAAAATAGAGCAGCATATAACAATCCAGAAAGATACTTACAAACTCATAAAGCTTATAAAGTTAAAAAGAACACTACTTATACAATAAACTTCCATTATATTTGTGAAAAGAATGTTCAATCAATGGATGCTTTTGTTGTTTTAAGTGATACTGAACATGGTGATTATGCACAACCAATTTGTGTATTAACAGCTCAAGGTGGTTCTCAAAGTAATGCAACTGAAGAAAAACCATTTACATATAAATTTAATACAGGTAACCATGAGTGGGTATGGATTAGATTTGACCATAATGGAATGAAAAGTGGCGTTAATTGGGATGAATTTTGTTGGGTTTATGTTAGTGAAATTGGAATCTATGAAGGTGATGTCGGAGCTGTTAAGTGGACACCAAAAGGTGGAGAAGTTTATTCAGCTAACTATCAAATGGATGGTCTAGGATTCAAAGGGACTTTTGAAGATGGTACTTATGCATCTTTAGGTAAAGATGGACTTGAATGGTTTAACGCTGGTACTGGACATGCATATCATGCATTAACTTATGTAACTAGTTTTGATATTCCAATTGGTAATCCAGGTAAAGCGTATATAAAATTACCAGCTGAATTTACTAAAAGAAGAAGCTCTCTTAAATGGACAGTCGCTTTAAGAGGATATTATTATTCAACGGATGGTGATTTCTTCCCATTCCATATACATTGTACTGGTGGAAGGGATTATATAGAAAATGGCCTTGTTGTATGTGAAGTTCAAGGTTACTGTAAAATACAAAATTCCCAAAACGCTGGTGATGTACAGTTTAGACCACTTACAGCTATGCTAATAGCTATAGCTTAAATAGAAAGGAGATTTACTATGGATAATTCTATAAAAAACTTTGAAAATAAAGTAACTTTATTTTATTCTCAATCAACTGGAGATATAAAACTTCATGCTGGTGGAATACAAGATATGAGTTATTTTGGTCCCGAAAAATATGACTATAATTATAAATTTATAGTTGTAGATAAAGATGATTATTTACTTAATAACTTAGAAAATTTCAAAGTTGAAAATGGAAAGTTGAAACTAAAAAATAATGATATTTTAGCTAAATATATGTAGGCAGAAAGGAAAGCGATATGCATGAAGAATTAGTAGAAGATAAATTAAAAACACATGATAAAAGATTAAATAATCATGCTGATAGATTGGATAAGTTAGAGCAAAGTGATGCTAAAAAAGAAGTTCAAATAACTAACTTAATAAAAAGTATAGATACTTTAATAATGATATTAAAGATATTTATAACAATGTTTGGAGGCTCTATAGTAGGCTTCTTTTTTTATGCAATACAAAATCATATTTTTAAATAGAAAGGATGTAATAATATGAAAGTAAAAGAAATATTAGAAAGATTAAAGAATACAGGAACTATAGTAGCGATAGCAAGTGCTGTTGTAATGATAGTTGCTAATCTAGGGTTTAATGTAGATGGAGATAAGGTTATGTATATAGTTGATGCCTTATGTGGAGTAGGAGTAGCCTTAGGGGTAATTAATAATCCAACTACACCAGGTTTAGATGGAGTAAGTAAAAAGGATAAAGAAGAAATTAAATAGTATATAAGGTAATAGAAGGGGGCAGAGATAGCCTTTTTTTATTGCCTTTAATTATAAAATTTATAAATGAAAGGATTGATTAATAATGAAAATTGGATTAAGAGCAGGACATAGTAAAAACTGTAGAGGAGCAAACGGATTAAGGGACGAATGGGAGAGTATGAATATATTCTATGGAGAAGTAGCAAGAGTTCTTGAAGAGTATGGACATACAGTTATTAATTGTAATTCAAGTGCATCAAGTGTAAATGCTGAATTAGCAGAAGGAGCTAATAAAGCTAATAATGCAGGAGTTGATTTATTTATTTCACTACATATGAATAGTTTTAATGGAAGTGCTCATGGAACAGAAGCCTTAACTTGGGGAGAAACATCAAGAGCAAATGTATACGCTAGAAGAATGTGTGAAAATTTTGCAAGATTAGGTTTTTACAATAGGGGATTAAAATATCAACCTAATTTTTATGAAATGAGGCATGTCAATGCACCAAATATAATTTTCGAGACATGTTTCTGTGATTCTAAAAAAGATATAGATATTTGGTCTCCTTTACCATGGGACACTTTAGCAAGAGCAGTAGCTAATGCTATAGACCCTAATATTCCTTTAAAAAAAGAAGAGATTAAAAAGAAATATCAGGTTAGAGTATATACTTTTACAGAAAAAGAAGATGCAGAGAAAGCAAGTAAAGAAATTGATAATTTAGGTTATTATAATTCAATAGAAGAAATATAAAAAAAGGCTAGGTGGGTTAATTCCTGCCTAGCCTTTTTTATACTGTAAATAATTAAGGTAAAGTAATAGTAGAGGGACTATGTTTTTATATGAATCCAATGGTTTAAATAATGATTCTAAAAATAATCTTGTATTTTAAATGAATTGTAGGTAAACTGTGGATATCAATAGAAATTATGAATTATAAAAATATAAAAAGTTAATTTATTCAACAAAAAGTGTTGACTAAATTAACTTTAATTTGTATAATAAAGATATAGTAGGGATTACAAATAAAAAAATATATAAAAGAGAGGGGTATCTGCATGTTAACTAATTTTGGTAAATTTGCAAGAAAACTAAGGATAGATAATGCTGAATTACTGAAAGATATGGCTGAAAAATTAGGGGTGACAACTTCTTATTTATCAGCAGTAGAAGTTGGAAAAAGAAATGTACCTACTAAATGGAAAGATCAAATAGTTAAAATATATAATTTAGATAAAAATAAAAAACAAGAGTTAGAAGAATCAATTTTTAATTCTCAAAAGGTTATAAAGTTAAATTTAGAAAATTTTAAAAAAGATTCAGATAAAGAATTGATGTTAGCATTTGCTAGAAAATTTGAAGATTTAGATGATGATTCAAAGAAGGATATTATTAATATTTTAAATAAATAGGAGGATTTTGTGAATGGCTAGTAGTTATATGGCAAAACCACGTTCTATTAAAGATATTAGAAAAGTAGCATTACTTTTAAGGCAAGCCTTAAAACTTGAAAATGTTGCTAAATTTCCAATAATTGAGCTTATAGAAAGTATGCATACTATAGATGAAGATTTTTATTATGAAATAGTAGATAAAGAAACAATGGGAAATATTCATGGCTTGGCTTGTCCAAATGAACATTGTATAAGGATAAGAGAAGATGTTTATGAAAGGTGTATTGAAGGATATGGCAGAGATAGATTTACTGTAGCTCATGAGTTAGGGCATTATCTATTACATAGTAGTGGAGTTACTTTAGCTAGATTAGGCGAAGAAAAAGTACAAGCTTATAGAGATCCAGAGTGGCAGGCAAATACTTTTGCAGCAGAATTATTAATGCCAATAGATTTAATAGATACAAATGATATCGATGAGATTTCAAAGAAATTTGGAGTTTCATATTCAGCAGCTAAATTAAGAGTAAAAAAAATAAACATGCATTAGTGCATATTTATTTAAATATATTAACTTTTGTTGAAAAGTTAATATTTATATATAATGTTTCTCGCACATTCATTATATATGATAAATAACTTTTTGACAAGAGAATTTGTTGAAAAGGAGGATACGTATATGTGGATATATTCACCATATATAACTCGTAAAGGCAGAAGAATCTATGCTTCAAATTATGGATTAAAAGTCTTTAAGTTTTGGGTTGATGATGATAAAGTAAGAAAATAGTAATTTTAAAAAGGCAATTTAGAAGAGAAAGGTATATAAATATATACCTCTCTCTTTTTTAGTTTAAATAAGTATAAAAGCGTAAGTGATTTTAAACACTTTTATCAACGCTTTAATCATTTAACTATAACCCAGTTATTAATATACTCAAACTTATAAATTATATTCATGAAAAATAAGAACTTTATCCATTAACAAAAATGTTATATAATGTTAATAAATAATTTCTAGGAGGACAAAATAATGAAAAAAGTATTGGTTGTTTTATTAAGTGCTATGATTATTTCAAGTGCTTTTGTAGGATGTGGTGGAAGTAGAGTAACTGTTAAAGAGCCTCAAAAGCAAGAGCAAAATAAAGAGGTTAAAAATACTATTCCAGAGATTAAATTAGGAGAACCCTTTGAAGTTAAAACTGAGAATGGTGATTATACTCTTACTATAAATTCTATAAAAACAACAGATGAGAGAAATCAGTTTGAAAAAGAGCAACCTAAACAAGTTATACTTATAGATTATAAATATGATAATAAGAGTTTTCAAAATAATGATGGAATGAAGTTATATGTAGATGAACAAGCATTTATTGTTATGGATGGTGAAGGAAATGTGTTAAGAACTTATCCTTCTAATATGGATAAAATGCCACAACCAGTACCTGTTGGAGGAAAGTGTACAGCACAAATTGCTTATGGAGTTCCGACTGATTCTAAAACAATAAAATTACAATTTGAAAGACAAAATAAGCCTATAGGAGAAATGGTTGTAGATATTACTTAGTTTTTTCTTTATCTTAAATGATTTAGAAGAAGATTTATTTTAAGATGGTATGTTTAATTATATACCATTTTTTTATGTTTACATGCGAACATATGTTCTGTATAATTATAGTAAAGTTAGATGAAAAGAGGTTTTACTATGGTTAAAAATACTATGCTTAAACCACCAATAGTAAGAATGGGTGGTAAATCAAGATTAAGAAAAACAATAATAGATATGCTGCCAGAACACACTTGTTACGTGGAGCTTTTCTTTGGTGCAGGATGGGTTTATTTTGCTAAAGAACCTTCTAAAGTAGAAGTTATAAATGATATTGATAAAGAACTTATAAATCTATTTAAAATGATTAAATATCATGGTCCTGAAGTTGAAAGAATGTTAGAGTATGAATTTTCTGGTAGAGATATATTTGAAGAATATAAAAATTATACCATAGATGAACTAACAGAAATACAACGAGCTATAAGAATTCTTTATATAATAACTCAAAGTTTTGCTGCTAAAGGTGGTAATTATGGATATGGAACAACGAGAAAGCCATCACAACAAATATTTATGAATAAAGCATTGAGAGATATAAGAGAAAGATTATCTAATACATATGTTGAGAACTTATCATTTGAAAAGATAATAGATAAATATGATAGAAAACATACCGTTTTCTTTATAGATCCTCCTTACTTTGAAACTGCAGGTTATGAATCTAAATTTGGAAAAGAAGAGCACTTAATATTACTAGAAAAGTTAAAGTTATTGAAAGGTAAGTTTATATTGACTATAAATAATCATCCAAAGGTTAGAGAATGGTATAAAGATTTTAATATTAAAGAAACGGAAGTATTATATTCAATTTCAAGAGAAAGGTTTGCAAGGAAAAAAAATAAAGAGTTAATAATATCAAACTTTTAA